GGGGGCACCGGCCCACTTGGGCGATCGTCCTCCGATGATCAGCTGGTACGCCTGCGGGTGATGGTCGACGATTTCGAACGTCTCCATCGGGCCGTGCTCGTGGTCGATCAGCACCGGCCAGGGCTGCTCGTACTTCTGGCCTACCACCGGGGAGATGAAAACCCCCGACTGGCCTTTCGGGTTCTGGATGTACGGGTAGAGCGCCTCACCGAGCGCTGACCCCGCGAGGTTGACGACCTGAAAGAGCAAGCCGTCCAGGAACGTTGACGTCGGACCAGTAATCCGGCTGCGATCAGTGACCCGAACCACGTAGGTCGGGACCTTGAGGTTGGACCACTTGTCGGGCTGCGGGTCGCCGGGCCGCCACAGCTCCACCTCGACGGTGACGCCGTACGCCTTGATCATCTTGTCGATCGCCGCGGCGATGGTGTCCATCCGGAACACGCCGGACACCCACGGCGAGCCGTCAAAGAACGGGTTGTGGTGCACCACGTAGATCGGGGTGGTGAGCATCGTCAGGATGTCGCCGTTGGTGGTCAGCCAGCGGCCAAACCAGGTGCGCCAGTCCGGGTTCAGTGAGAACGCGTTGTTGACCAGCTCCCACATGCCCGACTGCACACGTAATGCCTGCTCGGCGATCATCGACTCGATGACGGTGCAGATGGGGCCCACAAACCAGGCTTTGGACGGCACCTGCAGCTGCAGCGGGAGCAGCCAGTTCGGCCAGATGAGCAGGTACGAGAGGATCTCGTAGATGCCGAAACACCGTGCGGTGAGCGTCTTGTTGCTCTGCTGGTCTTTCTTGTAGCTGGCGGTGTCGACGATCGCCGCCCATTTCAGATCGCCGACGATGACCTCGACACCGACCACCTCGGTGCGGCATTTCCGGATGTACTTCTTGAGTGTCGAGTCGCCGGGCAGCACCAGCTCGACGGTGGGCACCGCGTTGCGGGGCTTGGCCGCGGCCAGCGAGATTCGGTCGCCGGCCTCCCCGATGCGTTTCCAGTACTTGTCCGAGACGTACACGACAACCTCGCGCAGCTCGGCTTCCTCCAGCTTGGAAGCCAGCTCGGCGGCGGCGATGATCTCGAACTCGTTGGCGGAGTTCAGCCCGGCGGTGATGGCCGCCCGCTGTTCCTCCGGGAGATCTAGAACGGCCATCGCCTCAACGGGGTCAGATACGACACGATGCGGGTGTTGCTGTTACCGCCGGTGATCTCGACGGCGATGTGGGACTCCACCGGGGCCATGCCGGCCCGTTTCTTCGGGATCGTCTGCGTGAAGCGGCCTTTCAGCAGCGAGTACAGCTCGCCCTGCGGCGGCAGGATCCCGAACAGCGATTCGAACTCTCGCAGCCGGGCCGGGACGTTGTTGTTCGTGGCGAACGAGATGATGCTGGAGACGATCGTCTGGAACTGGTTGAGGTTCTGCGTCGGCACCGGCAGCGTCGTCAGGTCGGTGACGCCGCGGCGGCGCGGCTCGGTGCGCAGCAGCGCCACCTGGTTTTCCAGCAGCGGCCCGAATTCGATCATCGACGACGAGCTGGGCCCGTTGGCGATCTTGATCTTGGTGAACGGCCCGTACACGACGTGGTTGGCGTAGCCGTCCTGGTCGCCCGAGTTGGTCAGGGTGATGAACCCGGATCCGTTGCCGGACACCAGCGGCGCGCCGATCTCGGGGAATACGCACACCGAGTCCATGCCCCGCCAGAATGCGTCGTCGCCTTCGATGGCCATGGTGAACGGCTGCCGGCACAGGGCGGCGGCGTAGAGCCGGTCGACCGGGTTCTTGCCCCACCGCACCGCCTGGTAGAACGGGCCGGCCTCGGTGACGCAGAACAGTTGGCCCTGCTGCTTGGCGTCCCACGCCTCGATCCAGTTGCGCACCACCGCGCGGGTTTCCTGCGGGGAGTTGCCGTGGATCTCGACGCCCATGTCGATGTCGCACGGGTCGTACACCGTCGAGCTGTAGGTAGCACCGTCTTGGTTGGACCCCTGCTGCTTTCGGTTCTGCCACGGCGGCACCAGTCCCTTGAGGGAGGTGACGGCGACGCCGTTGTGTATGCCGGGGCTGGGCTCCAGGGGACCCATCAGTTGGTACTCGATGGTGCGTTCCGGGGAGCGGTAGCCCATGATCGGCTGGTCGCCTTCCAGGAACTTCCGCACCCCGGCCCGGGTGACTGGCCCGGCCGGGTAGTACAGGGTGCTCATCACCAGCCCCGCGGTTTCCCGGCGCCGGCAAGAACGGAATCGCCTTGGTGGCGCGCGAGATCCTGCCCGGCGCGGTCCTCGTTCTGCTGGACGTTGTAGTTCTCGATGTTCACTCCGACGCGCTTGCCGAGGTTGTTCTGGTCCTGGCCCGGCTGCTGATTCGGGTTCTGGCCGTCCTGCGGTTGCTGGGGCGGTGCTGCCTGGCCGGCGACGTTCGGCACGGCGAGCTTGGCGCCGGAGAATCCGCCGACGGCGCGACCGAGCCACGAGTTGCTGATGGACGAGTCGGCGCTGTTACCGCTGGGCAGCAGCGTCTCCATGAGTCCGGACACGCCGATGCCGGCGGCCTGCCCGCCGAATGCGATGGCCCGGTTGGCCAGCTGCATGCCCAGCTGCGCGGCGGCTGCCGCGGCCTGGCCGCCGAACATAGACCCGCCTGCGCCGGCCGCGCCGATCGCCGACGAGATCGCCGCCATGGGCAGGCCACCGAGGCCCTGGAACCCCTCACCGCCGACCGGGTTGTTGAACGACTGGGACCCGAGCTGGCTGTTGGGAACGGCCCCACCCGGCATGAGGCCCGAGGGCATGTTGCCGAGCGGGCCACCCGGACCGCCGCCACCGCCGGGGAAGCTCCCTGGGGCCGGCAGGCTTGGATCAGGGCCTGTCAGAGCGGGGTTGGTGTTCGCCGGGTTGTAGATGACCGAGTTCGGCAACGGTGCCGAGGGATTCAGCGGTGGCTGCAGGGCGGCGGGGCCGAGCGCCGAGGGGGTGGGCGCGGGGCCCGCACTGGGCATAGCTGGCGCTGCTGACGATCCCGCGGCGGGGCGGTAGTAGTGCGACGTGAATGCCGGGTCGTATGCCCCGGCGCTGCCATCCATGCCGCGCTGCGCGGCGGCGGCATCACTGCCCCAGTTGAAGTTTGTCCCGCCCGGCAGGGTCGCCTGCATGTGTCCGCTGTTGTAGCCGACGCGGAAGTCACCCGGGCCGCCCATGCCGGCCAGGAAACCGTGGTCGGTGAGCCACTGGGCGGCGTTGTGCGTGGACATCTCGCGGCCACCCGTGGGGCGCCCGTCCAGGATGTTGACGAGGTCCTCGACGGCGCTGGAGCAGTCGGCCAGGCCCTTGGTGAGGTCGGCGTTTTGCGTCTGCGCGTACTTGCCTACCGGCACATTGGCCAGGAGCGCCGCGTCCCCGGCATACCCGCCGGGCGCTGCCGGGGATCCGTATCCCGGCAGCGCAGCTCCGGGCGCCCCGTAACCGGGGGCGCTGCCGGGTGGTACGAGGTATTGGGAGCCCAGCGCGCCGGTGCCGGCGAGCATGCCGAAGATGCCGGATCCGGCGGCGCCTGGGGCGAATCCGTTGCGCATCTGCACGCCGGCCAGTTGGCCGAGGACTGGAGCGAGGGCGAAGTTCAGGCCGAGTTTGGTGAGGTTCTCGACGATGCCGGGGATGCCTTTGGAGAGGCCGAAGTCGCTGTCGAGTGCGGCGCCTATCTGGCCCATGCCGTCGGTGAAGTTCTTCGCCGTGTCGGACATCTTTTTCCAGGTGCCCTGCTGCGCCTCGGCGAGCTTCTGCTGGTCGGACATGTAGCCGCGTTCGGCGGTGATCACCGCGGTCTTGGCGGCGTTGATCTGGGCTTGCGTCGAGGTGTTGTCGGCTTCAACCTGCAGCAGCCGCATGCGGGCGTCCTCGACGGACTGGCGCTGGGAGATCAGCGCGGTCTGGGCGTCGAATATCTTCTGCTGGTCGACCTCGTAGGCGCCGTAGCCGCCCTGTTGCGGGTTCCAAACCGTCTGGCCGGGCGCGGCGATCGGGCCGGGCATGCTCGGCATCGCGCCGGCCGAGAGGCCTTGGAACCCGCCGATGGGGATCGAGTCGAGGGAGTACTTCGACGGGTCGACGTTGGCGGCAGCGTCTTTGGCGGCCTGCTGCTGCTGATCGGTCTGCATCGGGGTCCGCTGGCCCGGCACGGGCGGGGCCGTTGTAGCCCCCGGCAGCGGGGCGCCGCCGGCGGGCAGCTGGCCGAGCGGGCCCGGGAGCCCGTTCCCGCCGGCAGGGGCACCCGGTGCTGGCACGCCGAACAACGACGTCCAGTCCGGCTGGCCGGCCGCCGGCCGGTCACCGAGGGCGTTCGGGTCGCGCGGGATCGGCGACGACGGCAGGTTGCCGGTGTTGTCCCGCTGCTGCGAGTTCGGGTCGAACGCCTCCGTGATGAGGCCGGGTAGATCCTTGATCAGCGGCAGGTTGACGAACCAATCCGAGATTTTCGTTTGCAGGTTGTCGAACCACTGGCCAACGGTGTTGGTGGCGGTGCGCCATTGCGACGTGAAGTTGTCGGTGGCCGTCTTGGTCGCGCGGTCCGAGGTGCCCTGCAGATCCTCGAATTTCGTCTTGGCGGTGGCGAGATCGAGGCGGTTGATGGCATCGCCCATGTCTTCCCACTGGGTGCCAAAGAGCGCCTGCCAGATCAGGGCTTGCTGCTGCGCGTCGCCGGTCTCCCGCAATGCCTGCAGCACGACACCGAAGGCCTGGCGGGCCGTCTCGCCACCGGCGGCGAACCGGCGGCCCATATCGTCGGCGTCGAGGCCGAGTGCCTGGAATCCCTCGCGCGTGAGCTTGGACCCGTCGACTGCGCGGATCGAGAACTCTTTGAGCGAGTCGGCCACCTTGTCGGTGTCGCGGGCACCGCCCTCCAAGCCCTGCTTGAGCAGACCGGCGAAATCCTTTGCGTCAAGGCCGAGTTTGCGGAACTGGGTGGAGTATTCGTTGATGGTGTCGAGCCAGTCTTTCGACACGTCGAGGCCCTGCTGGAAGCCGGACACCACGATGTCGAGGGCCTGCTGGGAGTTCTGCGCGAAGCCTGTCCGGATCAGCGTGGTCATCGATCGGGTGAGTTCTTCGACACTGGCGCCGGTGATGCTGGCCGCGGACTGGACCTGCTCGATGGTCTGTTGCACCAACCCCTGATTGGTGTCGGGGTTGATCAGTCCGGCCTGCAGCGCGGATTGGGCGGTGGCGAGGTTGTCGGCCAGCGACTCACCCCAGCCGTGCGCGAACGCGCCGCCGGCCGCCGCGCCGTACTGGGTCATGGACGCCTCGTCGAGGCCCATGCCCGCCTGGAACATGTCCTTGGTGGCGGTGATCGCCATGCCCTCTTGGATCGCGGGGGCGATCAGCTTGCCGGCGGCGTACCCCACGGCGACCAGCGCCATGAGGGAGGCGCCGATCGGGCCCGTCGATGCGCCCAGCCGGGCTACCGAGGCGGCACCGGCGAAGCCGTCACCGAACCCGTCGGCGGCCTGACTGCCGATATCCCGTGCACCGGTGAGGCCGTTGCGCAGCCCGTCCAGGAACGAGCTCGACGCGCTGCCACCGGACCGGCCGTAGTCCTGGTAGGCCAGGGCTGCGCGGCGGGTCGCCTCTTCCTCGGCGCGGCGGGCCGTGGCCAGCCGCTCGGCCTGCTGGATCAGCTTCACCCGGTTGGATTCGCCGCTGCTGACCAGCTGGTCGTATTTCTCCTGCTCCAGCCGCAGGCGGCCGGTAGCCTGCTCGACCTTGTTGATCGACCGCTGCATGTCCAGGGCGCTTTTGTCGGTGCCCTGGGCGGCTTTCCGCATGCCGTCGGCGATGTTCTTGTTGATCGACTCGCCGGCATCTTTACTGGCCCGCTCGAAACCCCGGGTGATGTCCTGCGATGCGGTGCGGATGGCGCGTTCGTTGATCTTGGTGACGAGATCAAGGTCAATCGCCATTTACTGCACCACCTCTCGCGTTGGTCGTCGTTGGGATTTGTCGCCGCGCATGACGGCCTGGGACCGCTCGTAGGCCTTGCGGCGCATCGATTGGCGGTCCGCCTCTTCGTGCTCTTGGGCGGGGGATTTGATCAACTCGGGCATGTAGCCCCGGCCGTCCGCGCGGGCCAACGCGGCCTCGTTGGCCGCGCGGGCGGCGGTGTACTCGTGAATGCACCAATCACCGCCCCGCAGAGCGATCTTGAATGCTGACGTGCAACAGGGCAGCGGTTCGATGAGTTCGATCAGCTCGCGGCTACTCATCTCGCCGCGGTGCCACTCGCCGATGTGGCGATGGTGTACGACCGAGAGGTCGTAGGCGATCTCAGTCGGATACTTCCGCCATGTCGCCAGCACTTCCCTCACTTTTGGGATCGGCGGACTCACGCTCCTGGACCCGCTCGACGAGGCCGGAGAACATGCGGGCGAACTCGCTCGACTTGCCCTTGGCCGCACGGAATTTGTCGAACTCGTCGTCGCCGAGCAGCGCCTTCACGATCTGGGCGTTGTAGGCGGGGGTGATCAGCTCCCCGTCTTTCTGGTAGGGCGATTTGTACCCGCCGGGAACGGTGCGAGGCGGGTACGTCTTGCGGCTGACGGTGACCGTCCCGTCCGGCGCGGTGGTGGTCGTTTCGTCGGTGTAGCCGGGGAATTCGATGTCCGGCACGCGGTCGCAGTTGCTGAACAGGTGTTGCACCGCGTTGAAGCGTTCCTGCTGATCGTCGTCGAGTTCATCCATGAGCGGCACGACGAACCTGCTGCCGTCGGGTGCCACGTAGATGTCGTCGGCAACGAAGCCGCCGTTCTCGGCGGCCTGATCGTGGGCGGCCTGGGGGGCCTCTTCGCGCTTCTGTTTGGCGGCCTCGATGGGATTCATTGGTGGGGCGTTCCTTTCAAGGGGGCGGATGGGCTGGGGGCTGTTGGTCGTGCTCACCGGGCGGGCGCCGCCCCCTTGGAAGCCCAAGAGCGCCCACCCGGCGAGGGACTTACGAGATGGTCACCGCGGCCGACGGCTGCGAGGTGGTCGACAGACCCGACTCGGCGGTGGCGGTGACACGGAACTGCGTCGCCCCGGCGGTCAGGCCGGTGAACGCGGAGGTGACCGTGATGCCGGCCGCCGTGGTGTTGGCCGGTACCGCCGTCGCCCACGGCCCGGTGCCGTTCTTGGCTTCCCAGGAGTAGGTGAAGGTGTCGGGGGCCGGATCGTGGGGCAGGGTCGGCACGGTGAAGACCACCGACGCCGCGCCGGCACCGCCGGGGGTGGCCACCGGCAGCCCGGCGAAGACCGGCGCACCGGCCAGCTGGGAGACGCCCGCACCGCCGGTGACGATGTAGTACGGGATGTCGGTGAACGGATCCTCTTCGACGCCCCAGGTGAGCGGCGACTGGGCCGGGTTCTTCCGGTTGAATTCCAGATCGCCGACCTTCTTGCGCGCCATGCAGGGGATGACCAGCGCGGCCCGGCTGTCGCCGTCCTCGGCCAGCACCCCGATCTGATAACGGGCGCGGGTGACGTTCGACGGGGCCTTCCATGCGCGGCCGGTCTGCCCGAGATCGCGCACGTTGGTGGCCAGCGGCAGGTTGTCGCGCAGCGCGGCGACGACCTCGTTGAGGAACTCGTCGAAGGTGACGGCCAGCTCGTTCTCCTGGCTGGTCTCATCCCATCGCGCCGGGCGGATCAGCTGCGCGGTCATGACCTTTTCCACGCCGAAGTCGCTGGAGAACTTCGATCCCGTGTCTTCGATCAGGCCGCCGCTGTACCACGGGCCGCCCGGGAAGTCGGGGTCGTAGAGGTCATCTCGCCAGTCACCGTCCTCGGCGATCGGACTGAACACCCCATCGGCGCACAGGCCCGCCGCCGGATTGACCAGACTGGTCAGCGACCGCATGTAATCGCGGACGATCAGGTGGGTAATGGTCCCCTTGAAGATCGCCAGCGGATTGAGGTACTTGTGGTGGGCCTCTTTGAAGCTCACACCGTTTGCGGGCAGGGTCATTCCAGACATTCCTTTCGTGGATTGCCCTGCACCCAAAAGGGCAGGCGGGCAACAAAAAATCCCCACACCGGTGCGGAATGGGGACGGACTTTGGTTGGTTAGCGGATGCGGAACTTGACCGAGTAGCGGCCGACGAACCTGATCAGGTCATCGCTCCACTTCTCGTAGTGCGGACGCAACGACTGGGTCACCTCGTCGGCGAACACAATCCGGCCGTCGGCGAGGGTGATGCGCTCCTGCGGGGCCAGCGGTGGGCCGAGCGCCAGGATGAGATCATCAGCCGCGAACGAATACCGCTGGCATTCCCAGTAATCGGGGTGGAAGGTGTGTACCGAGTAGATACCGGTGTCGGTGATCTTGTCACTCGCGCCGGTCGCCGCGTCGGTCACCATGAACCACGGCACCACCGCGCCGGACGGCCTGGCCCAGTCGGCCACACCGTCCAGCGACGACAGGGCGGTGATCAGCGCCTCGACCCCGCTGGGGGCCTTGCGGCCCAAGGTCGGCGTCATATGGTGATGCTTTCCTCGGTGCCGTGGTAGTGCGCGGCCACCTTGGCGCGGATCGCGAACTCCGGAGACGAACCGCCCTGGCTTCGCGGGTGATGGTCGGCGGCCTCACCGGTTCCGAACTCGATCTCCTCGGCAATCTCGCTGTCGTTCACCAGCTTGAAGGCCGGCAGCCCGTTGACGGTGCGCCGCCGTGGATCGATGTGCCAGTGAGCGGCGTAGTCGCCGGTTTCGACCGGTGAGATATCGCGGGCGTAGTCCTTGACTCCCTCGGCCTCGGCCAGCGCCTTGACCCGCACCTCGTCGGCTTGCGCCGCCAGGCGGCGGATTTCGCGCTCGACCTCGGTCACGGACAGCTCCGCCATCAGCCCGCCTCCCACTTCACCGTGCACCACACCTGGATCTCTTCGCCGAACACCCGCTCCACCACAGCAGGGCCCTGCATCTCGTACACGCGGCCGTTGAACTCGATCGCGTCGGCCGGGGTAAGCCCGGCCGCGTCGGCGTCGACCGGCAGGAAAATCCAGGCGACCTCCGAGTCCTTGGTGGCCAGGTCCACCACCTCGACGGGGCGCTGCACCTCGACATGACACCCGGTCTTGGGGATCCGACCGTCGGCCGCCGGCAGCGGATCGGTGGGCAGCCGGCGCGTGGTCCGCTCCGGACGCTTCAGCAGGATGACGGTGTCCTCGCCGGGGTTGTCGGTCATCAGTAGTCGAACCGCTTGAAACGTCCACGCGGCGCGGCCTTCACACCGAGCCCGAGCATTCGGCGGTGACGGTCGGTGATGAACTTCTCGATCACCGCGCGGTCGATGGTGCCCGAGCGCTGGCTATGCGAGGTCGCCTTGAGGTAGGCCGTTTGGGGTCCGAAATCGCCGTACACCAGCGAGTCTCGGGTTACCTCGAATGTGACGACCTGCGCGGCCGGGTCATCGTCTGCGATATCGGGTTTACGTTCCCGGATCCAGTCAGAGACCAACTGGAGCAGCGACGCCGCCAGGGGGTCGGTCGCCCATGCGGGTTTCTTGGCCCACGTGGCGAACGTCGCTGCTTCCAGGAATGGACTCACCCTGCTACGCCTGGGCTTTCGACTCGCCCTTGGGCTCCGGCACCTTCGCGGCGGGTGGGGCTTCGACCCGACCATCGAGTTGCTTGGCCTGGGCCTCGGTCAGCTCCACCTCGGCGCCGGGCATGTAGTGCTTGATGACCGGCTCGCCATCCTTGCCCTTGGCCTCGACGGCGATGGCCTTCACCACCTTGAACTTCGGCACGTCACACCTCCGTGGCTTCGATCAGCTCGCGGAGCTGATCGTCGGACTGGGCTTCCAGCTCGGCGCGGTCGTAGTCGCCGTGGTCTTCGAGCCAGTCGACGAGTTCGGCGGTGTCGGCGTCGGGGCCGGGCTTGTCGTCCTCGTCGGCGGCGTTGATCAGCGCCCACAGTGCGGGCTTGTTGGTCGTCTTGAACTCGGCGGCGTCGTACCGGCTGCCGTCGCTCTTTTCGAGGTTGTCGACGATCCACTTGACCAGGACCGGCTTGGTCGCCGACTCGGCCGGCCGATCCGCCGACGCCTCGTCGGTGTCGACGGGGCCGGCGAGTTGGACGGCCAGCCCGGCCTCGAGGAAGTGCTTGGCCTGGTCTTCGGGAAGCCAGTCGATGACCGAGCCTTGGTAGCGCTCGTGCACCTTGCCTTCCTTGTCGCGGGCGAGGACCAGCGGTGCGGTGACCTGGTAGCTCATGCGTTCACCCCGTTGATGAGCCAGCCGGCGCCGGGCTCCAGCACGGTGGGCACGGTGATGCGCCGTGCGCGGATACGCCAGCCGTCGGTCTCTTCGTCGCGGATGGACTTGACCTGCAGGCCCTTTTCGTCCTGCACGTAGCCCGGATCGTCGGCCACCTCGTCGAGGAAGCCGCCGAACACGTTGGTGTCCAGCATGAGCGCCTTGCCGGTGGCCGGGGCGTTCGGACTGGTCATGAACGTGAACCCGCCGATCTGCTTCATCAGCAGACTGTTGAGGCCGGCGACGACCGGCGTGGACTCCACGCCGGGGTACTCGCGCGGCAGCAGCTTCATCAGGTCGTCGTTGGAGACGACGTTGGCGAACACGTCGGGTTCGATGAACACGGCGTTGGGCAGGTAGCCCTGCTTGAGGCCGATGATCTTCGTCGCGGCGCGCATCAGGTCGCGCAGGATCTTCGCCGAGCCGTCGCTGGCCTTCCACGAACCGATGGCGTCGGTGTTCTGGGTGACCGACGAGACGACCGCCGAGAGGCCGATCGAGTCGATGGTCGAGATGTGGGTGTTCATCAGCTTGCGGAATGCGCGGGCCACCACCGGGAACTTCTGGCGCCGGATCGATGCGTCGGTGATGAGCGCATCGTTGCCCCAGTTGACCGTGTTCGCGGTCGACGCGGGCCCGGTGCTGATCGGCGTGATGGGGTACTCACCGCCCGGCGGCACGGGCTTGGGCGCCCGGTCGGCGTAGATCGATTCGTTCTGCTCGTAGCCGAGCGAGCCCGACTCGGTGTAGAACTGGGCGGTCAGCAGCTTGTCGGCGACGAACTGCTCGTTGGCGATGTCCCGCAGCGCGCGCAGCACCCACGGGGTGTCCTTGAGGAACCGGTTGATCGAGAGCACGTCCCCGGAGATGGTCGGCGCCCCGGGAGGGAACTGAGTAGGCATGTCGTACCTGCTTTCTGTTGGGCGCCGTTAGCCGGCGATCTTGACGATGACCTTGCCGCTGGCCGCGGCCCGCAGCGCTGTGCCGACCACGCGGGAGTAGTCGGTTTCTGCTCCGATGGTCGCCACGGCTCCGTTGGCGGCCGAGATGACCCGTGCACCAGCGGAAATCGCGCCGGACGCGGCGAGTTCCCACACGCCTTCGGACACGACGACGACCTGCTCGCCGGCCTTGGCGCTGGTGGCGGCGACGCCGAGCCAGGCCGAGCTGGCGGCGGCCGACGGGGCCACGGTGTCGTCGCCGGAGACGACCGCGATCTGGCCGGCGGTGATGTCGGCCGATGCCACGCGGGGCAGCTTGTCGGCCGGGAAGTAGATCGGGGAGACTTCGGTGGCCATGTCAGGCGTCCTTTCCGATGGTGCGGCCGGTGATCAGCGCGTAGGAGCGCTGCATGTCGGCATCACCGGCGGCGCTCTCGTTGTCGTTGCCGTAGCCGATCGGGGCGACGGGCAGCGCGGTATTGGCGGGCAGCGTCTGCAGCAGCGTCTTGGTGCCCTCGCGGTCCTTGGCCAGCGACTCGCGCCAGGTGGCCTCGTTGGCCGGCGTGATCCGGCCGGTGGTGATCGCGTCCCGGATGGTCGCGTCGATGTCGTCCTGGATCTGCTGGGCCCGGGCGGCGGCACCGTCGCGGGCCTGGGTGACCAGGTTGTTGTATGCGGCCTCGTCCAGGATCTTCTGGCCGTGCTTGGCTGCGACCGCCGCGGCCTGTTCGATGGTCGGCTCGGCGGGCGCGGTGCCGCCTTCGCCGTCGGGCAGTGCGGCGATGGCCGCCTCGATGGCGCTTTCGTCGGCGTCGGCGTCGAGGCCGAGCTTCTGGAGCGCGCTCTCACTCAGTGCCACGGTGGGCTCCTTTTCTTTATCGGCCTCCGCCTCGACGGGGGGAGGGGTTTTTGTGTGCGCCTTGGGGTTTCGTGGCGCTGGCGCGTTGGCGCGCCCGGCATGGTTGAAGATGGACAGGTCGAAACGGTTCTTCGCGTCATCTCCGCCGTCGCGCTTCGGGGATTCGAGCACCGAGTCGGCGATGCCGGCGTCGACAGCTTCCTGGGCGGACCACCACGTCTCCGCGGTGAGCACGGCCATCCAGTCGTCGACTGTGCCGCCGGCCCGGGCGGCGAAGATGGATGCGATGTTCTTGCCGATGCGTTCGAGGTCGTCGGCCATCTTGCGCATGTCGTTGGCGTCGCCGATCATCAGCGCCCACGGCAGATGCGCCATGATCTCGGCGTTCTCCGCAACGATCAGCTCGTCGCTGGCGCCAACGGCGATGAAACCGGCCGAGGACGCGGCGTATCCGTCGACCGTGGTCACGATCCGTGCGGAGTGCTGGCGCAGCGTGTTCATGATCGCGATGGCCTCGTACACGTCGCCGCCGGGGCTGTTGATGTGCAGGTCGATCGTGTCGATGGTGTCGGGCAAGGCCTGCAGTGTGCTGCGGAAGTCGGCGGCGGTGACGCCCCAGTACCAGTCGATCTCGTCGTAGATGTCGATCTGCGCGACGGTGGGCTCGTCGGTCTTGTTCTGGATCCGGAACCACGGGCCGGGGTCCTTGTCGGCGGCGTTGCGGGCCGACTTGTAGCGGTAGCCGGCGGCGCGGAGTCGCTTCGCGGCGGCCTCGGCCCGGCCGGCGGCGGCTGAAATGGTGTCTACCACTTGGTGATCGCTCCCTTGCGGCGGTTGTTCAGGACGGTGCGCAGGTACGCCTGCACGGCGGGCTCAGCGGGATCGGCGTGCTCGGTGTCGGGGTTCTCCGCATCCGGGTCGGGTGCGGGCAGTCCGCTGGCCTGACGGATTGCGGCCTCCAGCAGCGGATCCGGCGTGATCAAACCGTTGGCGGCGAGTAGGGCCAGCGATGCCGCGGCGGCGTCCTGGCGGGATCCGATCTCGTCGAACACCAACATCGGGCAGGCCTCGTTCTCACCCCAGTTCGCGGTGACGAGCGGCTCCACGAGGTCGGCTTGCGCTTCGTCGCGGACGTCGACGGCGACGGTCTGCACCGAGTCGGTGAAGGTGGTCGACAGCACGTTGGCCAAGGCGTACGAGCCGCCGCCCCGGCCGTCGAGGTTTAGGAAGTTCGCCAGGGCGACGATGCCGATCTGGCGGTCGTGGTAGTCGATGGCGCTCTGCGGGTCCATCGGCTGGCCCTCGGGGCCATAGATTTTGAACGTCGCCCCGGCCGGGATCGAGAAGCCGGCGTTCTCGCCGCCGGTGTAATCCATGGCCATGTCGGCGTATTCGTCGAGCCGGTCTTGGTCTTCGGATTCGTCCTCGCTGGCGGTGAAGCCGGGAACACCGATGCCGTACCGGCCCAGCGCGGCGATCTGGATCCGCATCGCGCGGTCCTTGAGGCACCAGTGCTTGTATGCCGGCCGTAGCAGGCTGTTGCCGTAGGGCACGCCGGGGTCGGGTTCGTGCTGGTAGATGATCAGCTGGCTGGCCGGGATCGGCCGGTTGCCCATCATCGCCGGGGCCATCGCGCCGGTGCTCATCATGCCGAGGCCGCCGAACGCGCCGGATGGCCACTGCTGGATCGAGATGACCTCGCCGTCGGCGCCGGTGTTCCAGAACGCGATGGTGCCGGCCGGTCGCGGCTGCACCACCAGGTGGGCCCGGTTGTTCTCGTCCACGTCGAATGTCCGCTCGAACACGCTGTGCCCGTACTGCAGGTGCAGCAGAGCGAGCTGCAGGTGTTTGGACCACGAGAACCGGCCCTTCACGCGGCCTTTGGCGCGCGCCTCGGCGTCCTTGGCGTCTTCGGAGACGATCTGCAGGCCGAGCTCGTTGGCGACGAATTCGGTGACCTCGTCGGTCGCGCCGTTCTGGTCGATGCGCCACGGCGTGCGCCGCACCGGCAGGCCGACCGCGCGGAACACCGACGACACCCGGGCATCGCCGCGGCGCATCTTCGTATAGGTGCGAACCGAGTTGGGCCACAGCAGCTCGGGGTTGTCCTCGTAGGCGTCGAGCGGCAGGCCGTACCCGTTCAGCCAGCCGGCGAACGGGTTGACGTAGCCCTTCTGCTGCTTGGGGGCGGCGATCTCGGTCTTTTTCGATACCGGGGCCGCGAGCTTGGGCTGGGCGGCGATCTTGGCCGTGGCCTTCGCGCGTTTCGGGGCGGCGCGTTTGGCTTTGGACTTGGCCACTACCGCCCCTTTCTCTGCATGGTCAGAACGACATCTCCATCACGTTTCGCTCGCGCCGACGTGGCCTGTCTGGTTTGGCCGCGGCCCGGCGCGGCTTGGCCGGCGTTTTCTTGGTCCCCTTGCCGAACTTGAGCAGCGCCCAGTGCGCCAGCGAGGCCGACACCAGCGGGATGGCAACTCCGGCATCGTCTTCCAGCCAGGCGAAGTCACCGCCGGGCAGCTCGCGCATCTGGGCGCTCATCACGGCGTCGTTGAGGATCTCCTGATCGGAGTGCGACAACCTGCCGTCGAGCGCGTCATCGAGGAACCCGCTGCAGGCAGCCGCCATGTCGGGGGTGTTCGACATGTACGGTTCGATGCCCTTGGCTTCCAGCAGCGGCTTGAGCACCTTGGCGCCGTTCTTCGCGTCGATCACCAGTGCGTCGGGCAGCCACTCGGGCACCTTTCGGATCAGGTACGCGGCGATCTCGTTGTGCGTCCCGGTCCGGATCGGCCCGCATTCCAGGTGCACGATGCCGTCGCGGGTGTACTGCGCCGCGGTGATCGACCACCGCTTACGGTCTCTGGACCGGTGCACCGCGAGGCTGCGCGCCCCCACGAGTCTCGGGTTCGCACTGCGCATGTCCGCCCACTTCTCGTCCGGGATCGGTGAACCGATTTCTTCCTCGTCGGGCGGGTAGTCGCCCCAGCCCATGTAGTCCGCGTCGAAAATGGCGCGCTTGGCAGTGGTTTTCGCCTTGCTGCGCTTCGTCCGGATCTCGCGCTCGTTGGTGGCCACGCCGTAGGACGGCTGCGCCAGCGGCCACGCCTTCGGGTCGTCGCGCGACATGGAGCGCGGCGCCGCGTACAGCGCGTAATACAGGTCGGGCGCGAAGCGGTGACCCATGCGGTGCAGGTCGGCGAGGCTCTGGCACTTCGGGTGCGCGGCGACCACCGGCGGTGTGCTGATGTAGATCGTCTGCGGGTTCTTGGCCGCCGACTGCGCGCCGGTGAGGTTGTTCTCCTCGTCGGCATCGACGTCGTAGGCCTCATCGATGATCAGCAGGTCGATCTCGGTGTAGCCGCGGCCGAAATCCTGCGAGCGGGGCCCGAACTCGACCTCGCACCCGTTGATCAGCTTGATCGAACCGCGGTTGCCGCTCTTGGACGGCTTCTCGGCCAGCTTGTTCTTCAGCCAGGACACCCGGTTGATCACCGCGCACACGCGTTTCCAGACGTCGTACGCGGTGGACCAGCGCTGCGCGGTGTAGATGATGCGCTTCGACTGCAGCACGTACATGTGGAACAAGATCAGCAGCACGATCAGCAGCGTCTTTCCCTGCTGGCGGGTGCATTCGATCGCTACGTCGCGGTGGGTCCACAGCCGGACCGGTTCGCGGCCTTCGTTTTCCGCGTCCTCGATCTCTTCCGGGGTGGCGTCCTGCACCGACAGAATGCCCTGCAGCGTCCGCCACTGCCACGGCATCTGGCGCATGCCGACGTCCAGCCCGAACCGGCCGCACCGCTCGGCCTGCGACTTCTCATCGCCAGGGTGCTTCGACTCGAAAGCCGGGAACTGGCTGCCCTTGAGCCGCGGCCAGGACCCCACCCACTCGGGCCACCGCGCCGGCCGCCGAGGCTTGGCCCACACCGGGTGCGGGACACCGCAGCTGCAGCCGGCCGACTCAGTAGTGGCTGGAAGGGTCGCGGTCGCCGGCACCGGGGGTTCCAGAGGGTTGCGGGGCCCGCTGCTTGTGGATCTCGGCCAGCAGGCCGCGCAGCTCCCGGCTCAGCGACGCCCGCATCTTGACCGGCTCGTCGATCGCCACCGAGATGACCTGCGGCCCGAGCTTGAGGCTCAGCCACTCCGCGGCGTTGCCCGAGATGATCCGGCGCAGGCCTTCGATCAGGTCGGCGATGTCGGCAGCCTGATCGATCAGCATCCGCACCGAGAACGTGTCGTTGTCCTCGGACATCTCGCGCCGGAGCCGGTCGCCGAGGGTGTCGGTCTTGAGGACCGCCTGGTCAACGACCTTCGCCCGCCCGCTGGGGTTTGCTGGCCCGGCCGATTTGTTTGCTGGACGGCTGGCCATCGCCTACCCGGTTCCCGCGGCGTCGCTGGGTTGAAAAAAAAATCCTGACCGGTCCCCTGGGGTCAGGAACCCCCTCCCCCCGTCTAGATTTTCGGGGGGAGGGGTCGCGGCGCGTTCGTGCTGGTCAGGGGCTTGCGCGTGGTCGTTGGGGCCGTGGTGGGTGTGCGCCACGGGGTTGCGGTGGGCGTGAGGGGCACGATTCACCATTCCATGGCCGTCGCGTCGGGTTTGCTGGCGTCGACCGTGGGTTTGCTGGCGTACTGTCGTTCCCGGTACCACTGCTTGGCTGCCTGGGTGATGCGCCATGGTCGCTCCCTCTTGCATCGGGCCAGCACCACGTCTTGGCCAGGGTCGATGGTGACGACCTCTGCGCCGTGCGCTTGGTAGTGCTGGACCAGAGCGTGGGATGGCATGGAGTGGATGACGTACACGTCGTGTTGGTCGGCCAGGGTGAGGGCCTTGTCGATGGCTGCTTGCCGTGCTGCCTTGGTGACTGCCTTCACGTGTGCCGGATGGTCGTGCGGTGCATCGCCGTTCGGTGTGAGCGTCTGGGCGATGGCGTCGTAGTCGATGGTGATGTCACCCTGCTTGGCGTGCTGCCGCACCCATGTGGACTTACCGGCCGCTGGTGGGCCGGTCACCAGGTACAGGGTCACCGTCGCCTTGTGCGTTCCGATAGGAGTGCGGCGAATCCGCTGGTGACACCCATCCACCACGCTGTGGTGTCGGTGGCCAGGTAGTGGGCCAGGGTGGCCATCACCAGTCCATCGCCAACGTGGTGGGGTCTGCCTGCTGCTTGGTGACACCTGGTGGTGACCACTCCGATGGGTGCACGCCTTTCACTGCGGGCCGTTCGTCATCCCACCGGCCGTCCTGCCGTTGGGAGTTGCAGCGCCCGTGCAGCAGCCTGTCCGCCAGGTGCCCGCCGTGCGCCCTCGGCACGCTGTGATCACCAGCGGGTTGCAGGCCATCCCAGTTGCGTTGCTTGTTCTCGTTCTTGAACATCGGCAGGCCACACCACCAGCAGCGTGTGCCCTCAACGAGATTGCGAATCAGGTAGGCGACGCGCCGTTGATGCGGCCAACCCAACCCTCGGTCAGTGGTGTTGGCCTTACGGCCGCTGGCCCTTGGCATCCACCCGATGGTCCTAACCGATTCGCGGAGGCGGTGGCTGCGGCAACGCGTGACCGTTGCCGCATTCCCACCCAGCCCATAGCTTCAGTACCCATGGGTTCCCGCAGCCACAGGGTTTATCAGCGCGCTCGTAGTTCAGCGGAGTGCTAGCCGACGCTCCCGCACCTTGCCCACGCGCTTGCGGCGGTCGTAGCACCAGGCCTCGAACAAGACTGCGACTGCGGGCGAGCAGCTTCATTTGACCGACCGATCGTCATCAGGTGGCGCTATCCGGTCGCTGCGGATCACCTTGCCCGCACCGTTGACGACATGGACCACCCCGGGCTCATCGTCCACGATTTCGGCATCCACGATCGCGTCATCGGCCGGCATATCAGACTTGGGCACCGACACCGTGAACGTCCACGTCAGATTCGCCCGGTCGATAGCCAGATCGGTGTTGAACCCGAACTTGCGGCGGAACGAGTCGCGCTGGGATGCCAGCATGCCCTGCACGAGCATGATCTGCGCGAACATCGGTGTGCCGCGGGTGAATCCCTCATCCTCGGCGGCCTCGGTGACTTCCTCGGGGAGTTCGGGCGGCTCCGGGAGCGGCGGCCGGAACGACGTGTGGCATTCCGGGCACTCGATCGCCGGAAGGGTCACCTCGGGCATGTGCACCCCGTGTTCGCCGTCAGGGACTCGATGGTGGTGTTGATCCGCTCCGGGCGGGTGATGTTCAGGTCGACCAGCTTGTTGCCGCAGCGGCGGCAGAACAGGTGCGCGATCGGCGGCCGGACACCATCGAACGCGTTGGCCTTCACCCGCATCTCGTCCAGCTCGGCGGTGTGCACCACGCTGAAACCGTTGTCGGTCAGCAGGTTCTCGACGCCCTCACCGATCGCCGTCGATGTCTTGGACTGCTGTTCCTTCAACTCTTCCTGCAGCCCCGGCGGCATCACCTGATTGCCGAACATCGGCATCCGGATCGGGACACCCGCCGCGTCCAGCAGGCCGTCCCAGTTCGCCGCGATCAGGTCCGACACGTCAGACATCGGCGGACCTGCCGGATGAGAGCCGGTCGCACAGGTTGTCCAGATCGGCCTTGATCATCGTGATCAGGCCGGCATCGCCCTGAGCCTTGATCAGCTGTCCAGCCGCCTCGATCACGTTCGGGATCTCGGTGTGCTCGGCGAGCCACGTAGCGATGACACCCTCGTCGCGCAGCCGCACGCTGTCCGACGCCACCATCTGCGCGAGCAGCTCGGGATCTCGCTCGTCCACCATCAGGAATCGGCCTCGTCGGGCTCGCTGTCGTCGGGCTCCGGGAGGCTCAAGAGCGGCCCAACAGGAATGCCAAGGGTCTCCATCAACCCCGCAGCCGCGATACCCGCAACTTGCCCCTTGAACCCGATGTCTCGGCTGGCCGGAACGGCGCCGAGCGGATGCGCATCGCGGTAGTGCTCGGCCATCCGCGTGGACAGCTCGTCGCGGCGGACGCGGACATTCACTGCCGACGGCTTGGCGCCCGGCTTCGGCGGCGCGGTGATGACTTCCAGCGGCACGGTGATGCGGTGCTCGCAGCCCGGCCGCGGGCAGTCGATATCGACCGCGGTCGGCGCGGCGGCCATCAGCGTGCCTCCCCGGCGGCGTCGACAGCGCGCTTATCGATGACCGCCTGGCGGACCAGGCAGTCCTTGGCCTCCAGCAGCTTCCGCAGACCCGCGGACAGCTCCGGGCCCTCGCCGAGCGAATCGGCCATCTGGTTCGCCAGGTCGCCGAGCGGCTTGCTGACCCGCTGCAGGTAGGTGGGGAGGTGGCCGTACTCGAACAGGTCGAGCAGGTGTTGCGTGGCCGGATGACGAGATTGGGACATGGTTGGGCTCCAAAGGGGGCTTAGGAGAAGAGATTTCGCGGTTACCCGCGCATGAGAAACGCCCCGGGCCGGGGTGGCCAACGGGGCGTCGAATCAACTTTTGCGCAGCGTCATGGACTGGCAAAGTTGCGGCAAGGGTATCGCAGAATCACACGGGTGTCATTCAATGGCCTGCGTGTCCCGGCGCCAGGCACGGTTTCGCCGATAGTGAACGAGCACGGCCAAGACGACCCTCTGGCCTGTGATCGGTGCCACGATTGGTACATGGCAGATACCGGCCCTAACCAGCGCAACGTCGTCCCCAATCCCAACGGCGGGTGGGACGTCACCAAACCCGGCGCCTCGCGCGACAGCGCCCACTACGACACACAGGCGGAAGCGATCGACCGCGGCCGCCAGATCCTCGGCAACGACGGCGGCGGCGAACTACGCATCCATGGCCGCGACGGTCAGATCCGGGATTCCGACACCATCGCGCCCGGCAATGATCCCAACCCGCCGAAGGACAAGCGGTGACCGACGACAAGTGGGAAGTTGTCTTTGACGAGCCTGTCGACCGAACCAACTTGGCCGCCGGCACTGAGACCATCGCGCGCGGGTATCCGACAGAGGCCGGCGCCCGCGACGGGCTGGCCGAGGTGCAGCGCAACGCCAAGTCGCTGACCTACTCGAATATCAAGCTGCGCCACAACGGTGTGTTCGTCGACTAGCTATCACCCGGCGCGGGTCGACCGGCGCTCGAACGGGACCCCGGCGACGGTGGCGTTCAGTCCGGGTGGAGGTGCGTTGAGGTCGTCAGGCGCACCGCTCACCTCGTCGGCGATGCCGAGCTCGGTCATCAGGTTGTCGAACGACACAGTGACGCCGTCGCGCTCATGCACACTGAGACGGTCCTTGAGGTCTTCGATTTCCTCCAGCAGGGCCTCGTAGCGCTCGGCGGACAGCAGTATGGCCGCCGGCCGGCCGTGGTTCATCAGGGTGATGTCATGGTCGACGGCCTGCTTGATCAGTGCGGACAGCTGGGCGCGAGCCTCGCTGACCGGTACCAGATGGCTCATTGGTAAACCTCCCTGCGGTGCGCAACGCGGGTCACGGTGACCACGCGGATTGCATCCTCGACCACGTACACGATGCGGTAGTTGCCTACCCGTACACGGTACGACGACGTGGTGCCCGAAAGCTTCTTGCAGCCGCTCGGGCGGGGATCAACAGCCAGGGCCTTGATGGCCTTGGCGACGCGGACCTGCTCGCCGCGCTGCAGACGGGCGATCTGCTTGGCGGCGCTGGTCTCGATCTCGATGCTGTATCCCTCGGCCATATCTAAATTGTACATTATTTTGTACGAAAGTCTAGCGCTATTTCTGTACAAATCACTTCATCGGTGGACCAGCCGCCAACTGCGTACGCTCGCGTCACATCCGCCCCGGCTGTGCGCGCCGGGGTTGGCGACGCACAGCCGGGGCCCAACCGCTAACGACGCTTGCGCTTCTCGACGTCGGCGATGATGCGCTCCAATTCCTCGGCGTGCTCCAGCTCGGATGCCTCCAGCGCTGCCGCCTGGCGGCGGGCGTCGAACTTGACGTACTCGGCGTGCGCCAACTTCTTCATCTTCTCGCTGGACACCTTCCCCGCGCCCCGCAATACATCCCGTTCGTTGAACTTCAGGAAGTCATCGGTCTTGGCGATCCAGTCGGCCATCGTCATCGTCTGCCGGCGCTCGGCGCGTTCCTCGGCGTAGTCCAGGAACATCGTGGTCAACCGGTTCAAGCTCCGGATCTCGTCCTGGGTGAGGTAGTTCTTCGCCGTGTCGATGTCACACTTGCGCACCACCTCGCCCTTCCAGCTCGTCAGTCCCATATTTGGCGCCGCGGCATCCATCCGCTCGCAGATGAGCTCGGCGGCCGTGTGCCCGGTCACCGAGAAGAACAGCTTGTTCTGGATCGTGGCGAAGAATGTCTGTGCATCCTGGCTGGAGGAGTCGTAGTCGACGCTGGTGGCCTTGAAGATGTCCCGAACCTTCCTGTAGAACCGCATCTCGGACGCTCGGATATCCCGGATGCGTTCGAGCAGCTCATCGAAGTAATCCAGCCCGGCGGGGTCCTTGAGCCGAGCGTCATCCATCGCGAAGCCCTTGACGAGGTACTCCCGCAGCACGGTGGTGGCCCATTGGCGGAACTGGACGCCGCGGGCTGATCGGACGCGGTAGCCCACGGCCAGGATCAGATCGAGGCTGTAGGCCTCGATGTAGCGGGTGACGTCGCGACCGCCTTCGCTCTGAACTGTCCGGAATTTCCGAAAAGTTGCCTCTGGCGTGCACTCACCGTCGTCGTAGATGTTCTTGATGTGTTCGCTGATTGTCGAGATGCTCTTGGCGAACAACTGAGACATGTCGCGCTGGGTGAGCCATACGGTGCCGTCCACGGCCCGCAATTGAACTTGCGTGCTGCCGTCAGTCGTGCGGTACACGATGAACTCGCCGGTACCGGCGGGCAGGTTGTCGGAGTTATCCGGGTTGTTGGTCAATTTCGACCTCCTTGTTGCAGGGCAAGGATGTGTCGAGGTCGCAGCGCAACCGGATCCACAGCCGCGATTTCCGCCGGATACTGCTATTTGTCGGCGTTTCGCTTAGACTCGTGATCGTCCGCCAAGACATTCCCGAGCCCTGCTGGAGTCCGCTCTGGCAGGGCCTCGGCATTTCCATGAGTAGGACAGTCGTCCCACTGGGGATAAGCATATTGGTTCCCACCGACAGTTCTCGGCGTGTCGCACACGTGTCTGGCCCGTAGGCGGTACCGAACTCGATACCGCCACAACGGCGCGTCTCCGCCGATAGGCCTCATGCGGTGCCCTTCCGCGCGGACTCTGCGCGCAGCTCCACGTCGTCGTAGTTGCCATCCTCTGGCGCGGCGACGGTCATCGCCGGAAGTCTTCGGCGTCGTGCAGCTCGGGGCCGTCGCCGAAGTCGACGTACACACCGCTGGGCGGCGACACCCGCTGAACGGTGACCATCTCGCCGGACGGCTTGTGCATGACCTCGGCTCCGATGAGCGAGTGCGTGACTTTCCCCAGCCCCACGCTCATGACAGCCCCTCGACGCCGGTGAGGTCGTAGCAGACCAGGCCGGTTACCGGGAACGTCGGCGACCAGTCAGGCTGGCCGGGGAATGCGCGGCGCGGCCCTCCGCAGTCCGTGCAATCGGTGTGGATGCACTCCATGAAGCCGTCTTCGCCTGGTGAGTAGTAGGCGAATCCCCAGCCGTCACCTCCCGGCGCGGTGCGGCTGGCCAGCACGGCGATGCCGCGTGAGTCCATGATCGGAACGTCGGGGCTGACGCCGATCTGATTGAGCTTCTCGGCGTGATCGTGCAGCTGCTCCTCGGTCTCGAATGTGATCAGCCGAGGGGTGACGATCAGCGGGTGGTCGTGGACGCTCATGTGATTGCTCCTCTGGTTGTCGGTTCGCCGATACGTTCTGTTGGGCTCACACGTCCTCCAATCGCATTGGTAGAAGCCGATTCTCGACGTGCAGCGGATCCGGTTCCGGCCCCCACCCCTGCCACAGGTCGACGTGAACATTCAGGTCGGCGTCGGCGAGTAGATCGGCGAGGAACCGGGATGCGTCGAGGCCGGATCGATCGCGGCGACGGGGCGCACCGGCCAGCGTGACCGTGACTTCGCCGGTGTTCTCGTCTTGCGAGTGGTCGACGATGCGCTCGGTGAATGTTCCGTGTGGACCGGCGAACGTGACCAGTTGACCGGTCTCCGGGGTGTATTCGAAATCCCACGGGTGGGGGCCGACGCGGGTCAGGCCTTCGCTGGGGTGTGTGGTGACGCCCGGCGCGGTGAGGGGCTCCCACGTGTGGCCGGTGTCCGGTGGGCGCTCACCGAGGTAATCCCATGTCGCCAAGGCTGCACCGGCCGTGTAGCGGTGGAACTGGCCACCGATGTCGGCCGCCATAGCGTCAGTGGCGGGGCCGAGGGGTGTCTGGTAGCGCCACCAGCGTGTCTGGCGCAGTCCCCAGCGGTGACCGAATAGCGGTCCGCCGACCAGGATTTCCATGGTGTCTTGAATGGCCCGCATAGTCGTGCTGATGATCTCGTCGAGCCATTTGGGGGCTCCGGAGGTCGAGCCCTCGGCGGGCATCGGTCCGATGAAATCGGATCCGCTGCACAGGACGCGCGAATCGTCGGTGTCGACGCGGTAGTTCTCATCGAACTCGCCGACCACGTACATGGCGGCGATGCGCTCAGTAATCGGCAGGCCATGCCAGTGTCGGCCGCAGTGCGGGCATTCCGGGTATGCCGGGTCCGGGTTGGCCGCGGCGGCCATGGTCTCGTAGCCGCCGACCGGCTCCCCGGCGGCGAGCTGGTCATCGACCAGGGCGTCGATCTCGTCAACGATGTCTCTCACGCATTGACCTTTCGGGCGGATTCGGCGCGCACCTTGCGCACATCGGACAGGCGGAACAGCTCCACGTCGTCGTCGGCCTTGCGGGACACCGTGATGCGGCGGCCGTCGGCGGCGCGGAACCCGGACGGCCGGATCCGGCCAGTGGAGCGCCAGTGCCGGAACGTGCGCGGTGAGAGGTGCTCGTCGAGGGTGTCCATGATCAATTCGATCTCGCGGCGGTCGAAACGCCAGTGGTCGACGTCGGCGAGCAGGCGGCGGATCAGGGTCTCGACGTTGTGTGTGGTCTTGCAGGCCGGGCAGATCACTTCGACGGCTTCGCGGGGCGCCATGAGGGCGGTGGAGCAGGCGTGCGGGTGGCGTTGGTCGCAGCCGGCGCGGTGGCCGGCGTTGAGCTGGGCGGGGCAGGGCCCGCAGAACCGCGGCGGGACAGGCCGGTTGATGGCGCGTTCGATCGCGGCGATGGTCTCTTTCATGTCGGCGTACAGGGTGCCGACCTGATCGGAGCCGGCGAGCTTCTCGGTGTTGGTGGCCAGCCACATCGCTGTGGCCGCGATATCGGACGGGTCCAGCGGGGTGTGTCGGGTGCCGGTGATCGTGGCGCAGCGCTGCGACCAGAGCAGAAGCCCGGACCGGGTGGCGCGTAGCAGCGTTCCGGCGCGGTTGTTGCCCTTCATCGGCGCGCCTTCGTGGCCCGGGCTGCGTCGGCCGCCGTCGCCCATGCGGACCAGGCCCACCGCGGCGTCGGCGAGGTGTTCCAGCAGGCCCGGCATCGGGTGGTCGTATTCCACGTACCAGGTGCCGCCACCGGCCACGGTGCCCTGTTGCACGCGGACGGTGTTGGTGCCACCGGTGACCAGCGCGGTCAGCATCTCCGACAGGTCACGAATGTGCTTGTTGCACAGGAACAGTCCGGTTTTCGCCCCGCACACCTGGCAGTTGGTCACGACTCGTTGTCCTCCCGATATCCGATTTCGTCGTTGAAGTTGGCGTTCATCGCTGCCCCCACCGGTGTCCGCACGAGACGCACACCCGGGCCACGACGGTGCCTTCCGGGTCGTACCAGCAGGGTCGCCCAGTGGGGACAGGACCGCCGCTGTCTGGAGCCAACCGAATGGTTTCCGCCACAAACCAGATGGATTCGTTGATGCGACGCAACGCCTCCTGCTGCGGTGTCTCCACATCGGGTCGCAATCGCGGCTCATCGAGCCAGTGCACAGCCACGCACCCGCACCTCGGGCAGTCGACGTTCGCGGTGAACGGTTCCCCTTCGCGCCGCGGCGTTTCGACGCACATCACAGGCACTCCCCGGCATGCACCATCGAGCAGCTCCCGCAGACGGTGCTACGGGCGCTCGCCACGGCGATCACGTCCTCAACTGCACACCCGGCGTGGGCGATCTCGTCGTCCTCGGTGTAGGTGCACACGTCGCCGGGGTTGATGTGATCGCCGAAGGCGCACGAGCCGTGATAGCGCGCTTCGAATGTCATGACCCGGCCCGGCCCAGGAGTTCGTTGATCCACTGCCGCATCCGCAGGTGCGGATCGTGAAGGTGGTCGAGCATCTGGGGGCTGACAATCACGCTGGCCGCGTTGCGGCGGGCCATCTCGCGCAGCATCAGCTTCATCCACGGCGACACCGGCCACATCGGGTGCTGTAGTTGCCGCGCCGTCATCGGGTACCGCAGGAACTCCAGCGGCTCGATCACCGGTCGCCAGCCGTTGATCGACTGGACATTCCAGGACCGGTCATATCGGCGTACCGCGGGCGGTGTGGGCCGCTCAGACGGGATGAACGGATTCGGCCAGACGAGGATCTTCTCCAGCAAGTCGTAGGTGGATGCCGGCCCGGTCACTGGGCGCCTCGCTGACGAACCATCCTGGCGCGATCGGTCAGCGACGCCGCGAGCTTGTCGGCATCGTCAGGTGAGAGCTTGATCAGGAACTCGCTGCCATGAACGGTCACGGACCAGAACTCGGCGCCATTGCACTCCGACTTGGTGGCGGCGACGCTGGGGACCGGGTGGGTCTCGTTCCATGCGATCAACTCGCACCACCCACGGCAGCGTCGTACGCGGCGGCGATCAGGGCGCCCGCCTTCGCGAGGGACTGCAGCTCGTTGTCATCGGCGCTGAACGAGTCCCAGTCCCACGGCCAATAGTGCTCCGGACCGTCGGCGCCGACGCCTTCACCAGCTGACACAGCGATGCGGTCCTGCGCCTGCACCATGTAGGCGAGGGCGGCGTCGATGATGCGCGCCGGGCCGTGCTGTGCGTCGTACGCCGCGGTGTAGCCCTTGGCGATCTGGTGGGCTCGCTCGGTGGCGATCGCGACGACGCCGGGAACGAGCTGGGACCACTGGTGGATGGTCTCCGTCGTCGATGTGCCGTCGCGGTGTCGGACAACCAGGTGCATCGGCTCACCAGCCGGGGCCAGTCGACGCGCGATGGCCTCGGCGTCGATGGCCCGCTCGTAGCCCTGATTCGAGCTGGCCAACAGGTTGCCGTTCTCGCTGGCGTACAGGGCGAAGTCGTACAGGCCGTCCTGGCGGGGCTTCACTACGGCGTTGATCATGGTTGTGTCCCTTCGGTTTCGGTGCGGTTGACGATGCGAGCCAGACACGGAACATGCCTGGCCTTGACCTGCCGGACGATGCCCTGCCCCGGCACCGGCGTGTCAGTGACGAACGTGCATTTCTTCATCGGTTGAGCACCGCACGTCGGGCACTCCCGGAACTTCGCGCCGTCCTGGTCGTAGGGCCCGGGATGCTCCAGGCCGCCGAGATCGGCGTAGGGCTCGGTAGTCACAGCGGGGGCACCTCGGTCAGCTCGTCGCCGCGAAACGTCATGACGTCGCCGGGCCGATAGGTGCGCCCGCGCTCCTCGACGGACCCGTACCCGATGACGGGGAGGTCACCGGAGAGGCGGATCTTCATGCTCACGACTTGTCCGGTGATTCGTCCCCTGCGGCTGTGCTCCCACGTGCGGACCGTGCTGTCCGCGGCGGGGGCGGTGACACCAGCCGGTGCGGTTTCGGCCGTCTCTGGGGCGCTGGGCGCCTCGGGAGCGAGTTCCTTGGCCAGGTACGCAGCGAGCGGCCCGGCCAGCTCGACGCCCCCGGACAGGGCCAGTAATGCCGCGCTCGGCCAACGGAGCAGCGCGCCGAGGATGCGCTGCTCCAGTGTCAACGGTTCATCGATGTCAGCCACGCTTGGCCTCCTGCAGTTCGTGGGTGCAGCGCACCGCGGGGTTGGTGTCCGGGATCCAGTGGGTGCCGTGGCACACCGGGCAGTTGGTGGCGATCTCGCGGATCCGGCGCTTGCGCTCCAGTTCGTCGCGTTCCCGCCAGCCGGGGTGGGCGTCGTCCCATTTGCGGCGGCGCTCGCATTTGCGGCACGGCTCGTCGCTGTTCTCGTCATGCTCGGGGCAGTGGGGGCGGGGGTCGCTCGCACCTACTTGCGTTCCCCTACCCCCTGAAATCTCCACAACTGGAGGGTGTTTAAGGGATGGTGCATGGAGGGTGGTCCGCACGCTCGTTCGGGTAGAACCGTCGTGAGCATTCGGGTATTGGCGATCCGTCGTTCGGGTATTGGCCGTTTCAACCCGCACGTCCGTTCGGGTGCTGGGTGTTTCAACCTGCACGACGGTGCGGGTGTAGATGTCTTCAACCCGCACGTCCGTTCCGGTTGAACCGTCCTCGGTCGGCGGGAACGTCAGCCGCCACACCGCCGCCAGATGGGCCTTCGGGTTTGCTGGAGCGGTCCGAACGATCAACCCGAGGTCTCGCCCCCGCTTCATAGCCAGCTGCACTGCGCGCAGGCCGAGGCCGCCGACCATCTCGGCCAACCTCTCCTCGCCGGGGTGCGCGTTCGTGCCGTCCTCGTAGTTGGCGAACGTCTCCAAGGCGAGCAGCACGGTCTTGGCCGCCGCGGTCAGCTCCCGGTGGGCCAGCACGATGCGCACCCAGTGGCGGCGCTGCTCCGGGCCCATCAGAACAACCCCTCAGGCTCAGCCCCATACGACGGATTGGCCTGCTCCCACGGCTGCCGTGGCCGATCCGGACCGAGGAACTCGGCAAAGAACTGCTGCGGCGTCTTGGGCTCCAGCTCAAACAGGTTCGCCGGCATCACGATCACCGACACGTGATCGATCGGCGACACCATCGCCACCTTGTCGCCGCCGATATCGTGCGGCTGGCCATCATCGGGGATCTCCACCACCGGGATGCCAAAGATGGGCCCGCGGGCCACCTCGCCGATCTCCGCGGTGGCCAGCTCACGCAGGCGTTGGTGAATCACCGATGAGACGACCAGCTTCCCGTCCACAAGGTGCTCACTGTCGGCGGGAATGGCCTTGGTGTCGGCGATGGCCGACAGGATGGTCTGGATAGGGCTCTCAGGCATTCAGCGCCGCCTCGATCTGCTCGATGACATCGGCCGGCGGGGTCCACAGGCCCAGCGCGCCGCGGCAGCGTGGCTGGTCCTTGAGCGGGATCGGGCGCGGGTTGGCCAGCACGAGGTGGTACCCGCCCCAAAGCAGCTCCGCCCAGTCACTTCCGCAGCAGAACGGCGCCGACTGATGCACGTCGACTAGATCGACCACACCGAGGATCACGCCGTAGTCGAAAACCCGCCTCGCGGTCACCCACCCGGGAGCCCGCATCGGCAGCCGGCGTAGCGCTTCCTCGTCGGGCTTCAGCGATGCGTGGATCGCAACGGGGCCTCGGTACTTCCCGGCAATGTTGCGGGTCCGGTTCTCAACATCCTTGCGCTGGTTGATGATCTGCCAGGCCCACGGCTGGCGCACGCTGATTGCACGCATGACTAGGCGCTCACTTTCGCGGATGCGAGGATTGACGCGGCGAGTTTCTTGATGTGCTGCGACTGCTCGATCGGCGTCGCGGATGCCCCGTTGTTGGTGTCCGGCTCGATGAGCTTGTCGGACTCCATCGATTTGATGTTGAGGGTGTCGAGGATGACCGGGTCGGAGCCGTCCTTGCTGACGCAGAAGTAGGCCAGCACACCGTTGGTTTGGCCCGGCCGGCCGAGTCGACCGATGGCCTGGCGGTGCACGCCGGGCGACCAGTCCAGCTCGCCGAACACCAACGTGGAGCACACGTCTTGCAGTCCGTCGAGGCCGGCACCGGAGCGCAGCGACATGACGAGCACGCGGGCGTCGCCCTTGGTGAACGCTTCGAACGCTTCGGCCTTTTGGGTGGCGGACTCGGTGCCCGTGTACATGATCGGGTGGAACTCTTTGAGACGTTCCATCCAGATGTCGTAGACGGCGCGGTGCCAGCCCAGCAGCAACACCCGCTCTTGGCTGGACAGCAGCATCCGCACGAAGTCGGCGACGAACGGCGCTTTCGACACCCCCGTGGCCTGCCGGAGCTTCCAATCCAGCTCGGCCGAGGTCTGCCACTTCGCGGTGTTCGACGCGTCAGCGGACAGGATCAGGCGGGCCATCTCGATCGCGTTGCCCTGCAACTCGTTGAGCACATTCGGATCCGACGGCACCAGCTGCTCGATCGACTCGATGGCTGGCAGTTGGATGCCGACGTCGGCGCGGGTGCGGCGCAGGAACAGGCCGCGGCGGGTGAGGTGTGAGCGCAACGCGGCGGGGTTCTTGATGCGGACCTTCGAATCGCTGTCCCGGTATCCGGCGCCGCCCGACCACTCGCGAAGGAATTCCTCACGCGCGCCGAGGCATCCGGGTCTGACGATGTTCATCACCGAATACATCTCGCCGCCGAAGTTGTAGACCGGGGTGGCCGACAGTCCGCACACCGTGGCGCCCTTGGACACCAGAGCCTCGGCGCCGCGGTACTTTTGCGACTCGGTGCGCCGCAGCTCTTGGATCTCGTCGAAAATGACGGTGTGCACGTAGTCGGCCAGCACGGGGCCGAGGGTGGCCAGCTTGGCGTAATTCATGACGATCAGGTCATAGGCGGGATACTCGCCGCCCTTGCGGATGCGCCGAAGTTCTTTCTCTGGCTGCGTGGTTTTCAACTCCACACCGGACAGTTGGGGGTAGAACTTGCGCAGCTCCCGCAACCACTGCCCGGGTAGACCGGTGAGGGTGACCGCGACGGCGGGGCGCGCCGCGGGGTCTTCCAGCAGGGCCAGCGACATCAGCGTCTTACCGAGGCCGAGTTCGTCCACGATGAGCGTCGAGTTGGTGGTGCGGATGAGATCGGTGGCCAGGCGTTGGTAGTCGCGCAGCGGGTGCACGGGTTCGATCCAGCCCGGGCCGGGGGTGAGGAACCCGGTGCCGGCGCGGATCCGGTCGACCATCAGTTCGCGGTCGTCGGCGGCGGTGGCCAGCTGATTGAGTTCGGCGCGGTCGGTGTCGTTCATCTCGAATGACCAGCGCTGCATCACCCACCTGATCTCCTGCGCCATCTCCTCGGTGGCGGTGACCATCAGGGCGTCAGCCTTCGCGATCCGGACACCCGGCAGCATCCGCTTGAGTCGCATCATGATGTGCGGCTCGGCGGCGATCCTCCACCAGTGATTCTGGCGGCTGATGGTTCCAACGGTGCTCACAGGGCGCTCCCAAGGTGAATGGCCAGAACAGGTTTCGTGTGGATCACGGTCGGCATCGCCGCGGCCAGGACGCGGCGGCCGGACGCCAAGATGACGGCGTCGATGTCGTCGTGCTCGGCGTAGCGACCCAACTGGCGCATCACCGCGTTGCGTGATCCGGTGATCTTCACCTCGACGGCGACCGACCCGAGACCGTCCACGTGGACGAGGAAATCCGGCCGGTCCCGCCGCGACAGTGCCCGCTCACGCACCGCGTTGAAGTTGGGGGCCAGCACATCCCAGATCGCGTCCTGCAGCTCGACCTCACTGGTCCAGGCGTAGCGGTAGCCCTGCAGATGGTCGGCCACCACATTGGCCGCCGCGGCGCCGTTCATGGCCGCCGCCAGACTGCCGTCTTCAACGGGATCAACAGCCCGTTGTGCACACCGAGGATCACCGGCCGGTCCTCAAACCCCCGCCACGACCCCGGTGCGATACCGCGGTCCAACGCCTCGGAATACAGGCATTTACGCAGGTCGGATCCGCTGTTCCTGCACTCACGCGAATGCAGGATGTACACCGTCTGCTCGGCCGTCACAGCCCGGCCGTAATGCGCCTTGCGGTGGCGGCGCACACCCACGATGCGCTCTATCTCGCCAGGCGGAACAAGTTTCGTCACGACGTCTCAACCTTCTTCTTCGCCGGGCACTTATGGCCGTGCGACTGGATCCGGCCATGGCAGCTGGGGCAGATCGGCGAACACGACAAATGCCGGGTGCCCTGACCGCACGTGACCGGTTTGCCGCACTCGGTGCAGCGGACGCGAGATCGCTGCGAGGCGATCACCGGATCACCGCCAGGTCGTAGCCGCCGAACCCCGTGGCCAGCGGGACGTGCCGATGCCCACCGGCCCGTTCAGTCCGAATCGGGCCGCCGGATTCCAGCCAGCCAGCGGGGTATGCCGTGTTCACCGCCGCCACCCACTCCGCGTACTTCGCCACATCGCGTTTGTTGGTGGTGCGCATCGGCGGACGGGGCGCCGGCGGCAGATCTCGCCACCCGGGCCACGCGTGATCGTGAGCGTCCTCGACACCCTCGTTCTCCGTCGACCGGATATCGCCCTCCCAGGGGCAATGCAGGCAGGCGCCGCGCGCAACCAGGCCGCCGACGCACTCGCAACCGCGATCGGTGTGGTCGCAACGAAGAGTGGCGATCAGGATCGTCGGCTGGTGCGTGTCAGTCCGCCCGCCGGGGTGAGTGAAGCCGTGGTGCCAGCCGTGCGAGATAGCAAAGCAGTCGAACTCCCCGTACTGGGCGCACCATTTCCTGAAGGCTTCCAGGCGGGCGTGGAACCCGCATGGTGGCAACGCGTATAGCTTCCGGACTGGGCCGGCGAGCGCCTCGGCCAGCTCGGCAGCCTCCGACTCAGCGAACAGATCGAGTTGGTCCACAGAGGTCTTCATGCCGGCTCGATCCCACCGTCATCGGCGAGCAGCACCCACGCCCAGTCCTTGACCGTCAGATCGAAGCGGGACACCGGAACCTCGTGCGGCTCCCGCTGATCACCGCGCGGGATCGTGGCCCCCTCATCGATCGCGATCAGGGGGTGCTCGGTGATGAAGCCATGGCATCCCGTCGTGCCAGACCCGCACAGCAGCATCAGATTCGAAAGGGTGTCCGGGCCGCCCTGCGATTGATTGCGGCGGTGGTGGGCGTTGTTGGCCCCGTACCGGCCGCAGCGTTCGCAGCAGCCCTGTGCGCGCTCGTGCAGCTGCGCGCGGGTCTTGGTGCTGACGGTCACAGCAGGTCACCCCGCGGCGTGACCGTGATGCACGTTGGCGCGGCGGTGACCAGCTCTGGCGTGCGCGGAGCGGGCGCCGGGTTGCGGGTACGGACACCGGTGGTCTCAGGGGGAACATCGAAGCCGCCGGCCTTCACTGTGTCGTACCAGTTGATGCCCCACACGATCGCGTGCAGCGACAGCAGAAAGTGGTAGTCGAACTCGTTGAGATCCCAGTCCCACACGTCAGAGAACTCGAACCGGGCACCGCTGGCTTGGGTGTGCCGGAACTGCGCCAGTGCTGTGCGAGCGGAGCTTTCGTCGTACCGCACGTAGTCGTCATCGAGCAGCTTGTAACGCAGGTCTTGCCACAGCGGGGCATGTGGGCCGGGGCGGAGTGAGCACCAGTTGCGGAACTTCTCGTAGACCCGCCGCTTGAGCTGCTCGAACGAATACGACTGGTAGCGCTGCGGACCCCGAAGTTTCTCGGCCCAATAGCCGGGATTGATGCGGCCGACCGGTCCGCGGAAGAACTCGAACATGTCCTCGACGCGCGCGAAATGGAAGTCCTCCAGGTCGCCGGTGATCACCAGGTGGCCCGGCCACGTGACCAGATCGAAGTGCCACATGGAGGTGCCCGGCTCCTGGAATCGGATGTGCCGGTACAGGCCGTCCTCCCGAAGGATCGTCATCCGGTGGTTGCGGGTCGATACCTGCAGCATTGTCAACGGATTCGTCATGCGTCTCGCCTCTGCTCGATGGTGTTGATGCGGGCGGCGCACCAATTCAGGTAGGTGCGCACGATGGCCAGGTCATGCCCGATGGCCGGCATGTATGGGCCGTCCTCCTGCAGATCAGCGACCAGCGTGCGGGCGTCATCCACCAAGGCCCCGAGCTGAGCGATACTGTCCGACAACGTCATTCGGGTGCCCCGTGAATATCGGTGTCCCAGAATGGGCGGCGGTCCTCGAGGTCGGGTTGCCACGCCGGGTCCTGGCCGCCGCGGATCACCGTCAACGCGCGCTCGGGGGTGTACACGATCGTCGACTCCACCGGCGGGGGGCCAGCGTGCTGCACGCCGCCGAACGGTGTGGTGGCCCATTGCGCGTCGATCTCATCGCACGACGGTTCCTGGATTGCCTTCGCGAGCCCGAACGCGATGACGGCGACGCAAGCGGCGATCAGCGAGTAGGCGAACCACTCGATGCGGCCGACGATCGCGGCGGCGGCGGCCGAGCCGATCGCGAGCACGGCCAGCAGCGTGAAAACGCGCTGTGTGATCGTCATGCCGGCACCTGCGATGCGGGTAGGTCGCACACCCAGCCGAACATGTCCTCGACTGTCTGGTCGGTGTTGATGGCGGCGAGCGCAATCACCATGAGCCGCTTGACTTCATCCGCTGGGAGGGCGTCTAGGTACTTCGACACGACGGCGGGATCGGCGTCTTGCACCTGGTAGGCCAAGTCGGCGACGACACGGGCCCGGGTGACGAAGTGCACCGGCCTCAACCCCTCAACCGGGATGTGCTGCTGCGACATCCAGCACATCGATTGGTGTTTCGGGATCGTCGAGTGGTCGTTAAACCGGCCATCCTGCACGCGGATCTGCCGCCGGCAGGCGGGGCATTCGGCGGTGGCCAAGCTCATCGGGCCACCGCTTCCGCGATCACCGCGGCGGCCGGCATGGCGCCGAAACCCACCAGCAGCAGCCAGCGCTGCAGGACGCGCGGACGCACGGGGACGGTGAGTCGGGGGGCTCGGATACGATTGGTGCTGCTCACTACAGACTCCTGGTGGTGTTGTGGTGGGTTGGCCGTCACCCGTGCAGGGGTGGCGGCCCTTTCACTTCTGGCGGGTGTGCTGCGTGAATAGCTGCTGTGCGGCAGCGACATTGGCGCTGACCCCGGGCGCGGGAGTGACGTCGGGAGGTCCGCCCTCAACCGCGCCCGGGGGGCTTGCGAAGTAGACGTCGAGAATGCATTCCGGACACTCGGCCCCGTGCCGGACCACCGTCACCAAGCCGTGCCGTTTACACGTGACGAATCGCCACCCGCCGTTGTGGGCGAGATGATCAGGGGTATGGCCATTGCTGGGCGCGCTGCCGGTCCGCTCGGTGAGCCCGGCTGCGATCACGGCGTCACCGCGGTGCGCAGCGGCCGAGCGCCGGCAGGCCAGACCGAGCAGCGCGAGCAGGATACGGATCACAGGTGCCGCCCCAACTCGTCGGAGCTGGGCCAGGTGTCGCACTTGGACTCCATGTCCCGGCGCGCCTCGGCGAGGATCAGCCGGACGGCCAGCAGCGCGCCGCCGATCAGCACGAGCCACACGATGGTCTCCGCGCTCATGCGACACCCCGCTTACGGAGGCGCTGGGTGATCAGCTCCACACCTCGCGGGAGGACCATCAGCGTGTAGTGCGAGCACGTACCGAACTGGTGCTGGACCACGGTCTCGCGGGGCAGGAAATAGTGCGCGAAGTCCGCGTAGTGGTCCCAGTAGGTGTCCCCGCACTGCGCGTGACGCCGGTAGATCAGCTTCTCGTCGACCAGGAATTGGCGCAGGTCGCGTTCCTTCATGCCGAGCGTCTTGGCGACCTGGCGCACCAGGCGGGCGCCGCCCTGCGCGGTCAGATAGGTGTCGGCGAGGTCGGCCTTGGGTTTCAGTTCGGCGATCTCGTCGTCCTTGGCGGCGAGCATCTGCTGCGCCTCGACGACCGCCAGCGCGAACAGCTCGGCGCCGGTGGGCGCGACGACACGGCGGCGCAGCGCGGCAAACTCACGCACCAGACGCTTTTTGAAGTCCTTCACGACCTCGTTGTTGCGCATGTACGTCAGCAGCAGTGTGGCGTGTTCCTCGTTGAGGATCGCGACGGTGCGCTGTTGACGGCCGCCCGCGGTGTCGAAGGGTTCCATCTCAAATGCGACCCCTCCGAATTCCTCGAAATCGGCAATGTTGTCGCGAATGAGTTGGATGACAGCGCGGTGCTCGTTATGGGTGCCGTTGGCGACCCGCATCGACGTGGTCGTGGGCACACCGTCGGCCACCACGACGATCGGGCTGGTGCGCTCCAGCGCAGCGAAGGTGCCGGAAACGCCGCCGGGATCGGGGATGCCGTTCACGCGCTCGCCTCAATAACGGTGAGTGCGGCGTCGACATCGTGCTGATAGATGCGGTAGCTCCGGCCGCCGGGGAGTCGGATGGCTCGCAGTCGGCCTTCTTTGATCCAACGCTGGACGGTGCGGGGGGTGGTCTGGAGCTGATCAGCTACTTCGCCTACGGTCAGCGGTGGAGATTGTGTGCTGACATCGTGATTATGGGCTGAGGCCATAGCGTCAGACCGTATGGGCTGAGGCCATAAAGTGTCAATTGCGACACGCCTATTGTCGCTTGTGTCGCTTATGGCGTAACGTTCGCTCCATGACGACTGCGATTGCCGATGAGGTTGACCCAAGGAAGCGGGTCAACATCATCATCGGGAAACAGGTTCACACGCTTATGTGGGATGCCCGCCGCACTCAGAAGCAGCTCGCGGCCATCCTCAACGTCGACCAGGGTTCGGTATCGAATCGCCTGCGCGGCAAGACCGAGTGGTCTGCATGGGAAGTTGCGGTAACGGCCGAATGGCTAGGAGTGGCCCCGGCCGATCTGATGCCCGCCGTCGAACTCTCGCCCGACGGCGGAGGCGACGACGATGCCACCGCTGGTGCCCCCACCAGGGCTCGAACCTGGGACCTGCGGATTAAAAGTCCGTAG